TCTGCGTCCAAATCGCAACATGGATGCTGAGTATCAGGCTCAGGAAAGAATCGCTCAAGAGCTTCGTGGTCTAGCCATGGAGCATAATATCCTAGTTTGGACTGCCACTCAGACCAATAGAATGGGTAAGAAGGTAGCTACCATTACGGATGCGGAGCTAGGTGACAGCTACGGAAAGATCCGTCCTGCCGACTGGGCTATCTCTCTTAACCAAACAGAGGAAGAGTACGAGAAGGGTCGGATGCGAGTTTATGTTGTTAAGGCTAGAGATAGTAAGCAACACTATCGTATTTCAGCTTCCGTGAATTATACTAACTTAATCATGGAAGAGATCTCTGAGGCAGAGCTTGCCCGCCAGGACGCCTCAGGGTAGGATTTTAAATTTAATCCTTGAAACCCTAGGCTCCTGATCTATTATATCTGACCGAGGCATCTTATGTATTATCTTCCCAAGGACGAGGTACAAAGTCTAGACATAGATAAGTATCTTGATATGCACAAGAAGTTATCCTCTATTGACAAGGATAACTTAGCTATGGAGCTTACTAAGCACACGACGATCTACTCTTATTATCACGGTCTGCTAATTTGGCAGAAGCGTAAGATTGATCTAATGGCTAGTAATAATCAAGCAATGTACTCCCTTATTAAGAATAACGAGCTTATTAGCAATAAAAATAAGGGAGGAAAGGCTACAGCTACATACCTGGAAGACTTCGTTCAATCGAGCGAAGACTACATAAAGCTGAAGAATAACCTAATTTACCAAGAAGAAATCTACGGATATTTAAAAGCTATTTGCTCTATGTTGGAGCATAAGAAAGACATGATGATCCAACTTAGCGCGAATCTTAGATCTGAAACCAAACTTTACAACTGATAAAAAGAGAAAAAATTATGAACCTTAACGAACTACGCAAGAAGCACGAAGAACTCCTCAAGGGCAAGTCCGCTAGCAACAGTGAGGGCGGGCTGGATAAGTACCTCAAGGTTGAGCCAGGAAAGAATACTATCCGCATTCTGCCCTGGAAGGATGATTCAAAGCCTTTCTACGCTGAGGCTATCATTCACCGCTTTGTGAATGACGAGGGTAAGCTCCAAAACTACTACTGCCGTAAGACTCAGAACGAGGCTTGCCCAGTTTGTGATTTCTACTTTGAGCTTTGGAAGATGCACAAGGAGCTTGGTCTCCCACCAAAGGCGAAGTCGAAGTTCGGCGATATGGCTACCAAGATTAAGGGTACGCCACGTTACTACATGAACGTCGTGGATCGTCGCCAACTGGAGAGCAAGTCAGACGATATTGCTGGTGCCTTGAAGATTCTTTCGACCGGACAGAAGGTCTTTAAGAAGGTTCTCGATGGCGTGTTCAATACGGAGTTGATGGACGAGAATGATCCAGACAACACCAATGTTCTTTCACTTAAGAAGGGAAATGATTTCGTCCTTGAGCTAGGAAAGAGCGGAGAGTTCAACAACTACGATCAGTCAACCTTCCGCATCAAGAAGACTGCGGCTGGTTCGGATCGTGATATCAAGATCTGGATGGAGGTTATGCATGATATTCATGGATCCATCAAGATCGGAGAGTATGATGAGGGTAAGCGAATTGTTGAGGCTCTTCGTGTTTCCCTAGACACCTCGATGTCGCCAAGTCGGTCAAACGATGACGATGACATGGGTGAGAGAAAGTTTAACAAGGAAGTACAAGTATGAAGAAGTTAATGTTTGCATTCCTGGCTTTAGCCCTGCTGGTTACCCCAGCTTGCCAGAATCTTGAGGGCCTGAGTGTTGCTACGACGGATTGTCTAATCAATCCTGAGGATATCAGCAGCGACAAGGTTCTAGTTATCCCATCAGAGGATCTTCCAAGAGAGATCGCTGAGAGTGAGAAGCTAGAGGGGAAGAAGGTAATTATTGCTCCAACGGAGATCCTTAAGCCAGAGTGTGTAAAGGTAGAGATTCCAAATCCAAGCACTGATCTATGGGGATGGCTGCTTGGAACTCTTGGAGTCGCTGCGGGGGTAGCATCAATTTGGATTCCAAAGCTAGCTTTGCTAGAGGGATTCTTTGCTCTGCTGTCCCGTAGAAAGAGAGAGCACTATGTTGCTGCTGCTAAGGCTGTAGTGCCTTACGATGGAAATGTTGATATGAAGAGTGCAGTTTCTAGTTTAGCAAAAGCGTTGGGTATACTCCATACCAATTCGGCTACAAAGAAGCCAACGGATGGAGGCGGGAGCACTCCACAAGCTGCTGCCTAGTTAATCTAGCTTGAGCTTTTACCCCTCTGCGACTTCGGAGCGCAGAGGGGTTTTTTTATTTATATTATTAATCATACAACTATAATGATTCGTATGTCAGATAAATTACGAATCTTAGTTGTTCACCCAAATACAGGCGGATGTGCTTACTACAGAAGCCTAATGCCTTACCATAAGCTATTAGAACTTTATCCAGATAAAGTAGAAATTAAATTTGATGATAATCCACTTAAATTAAATATAAAGACCGGGAAGTTTGAATATCCTGGGGCTGATCAAGACGAGCCACCTGAGGATATAAAGTGGGCGCATATAGTCCTTATAAACAATATAAGCAACTACGGGGGTCCATACACTGCCAGAGTTCAGGGTGTTGCTTTGAAAGCTAAAAAGTTTGTACACTTTGATACAGATGATCTTTTAACAGAATTATATGAAGAGCATCATCTTATTGATGTATACAAGAATCAAGGCTTAAGCGAACTGACCAAGCATCTTTACTATAATTCTCACTTAGTTACAGTTACTCAAACTAAGTTTGCTGAAAGAATTAAACCATTTTGTCGTAATATTTTGGCTGTAGTTAAGAATGCTATTGACTACAATCTGCCATGCTGGAACCACCAAAGAACCAAATCAAAAGCAGTTCGTATTGGATGGGCAGGCGGAATTCACCATAATCCAGATGTTAAAGTTTTTTCATCAGTTCCACACTTAGTAAATCAAAAAGTAGGAAGAGAGAATATAGTGTGGGATTTCTATGGAATGCCACCTCCCCCACAGAATGAAAAAGAAAAAGGTGATTGGCAAAATAAGGTTTGGGACAAGTACAAGGCAGAACTGTTAAAAGGGTTCAAAGGTCAGCGTAACTGGAATACTCATTATGCTGTTGGCCCTCATGAATATGGAGTTTTTTACTCTAACATGGATATTGCTATTGCTCCCCTAAAGATGAATACCTTTAACGACTCCAAGTCAGATATCAAGGTAGCTGAGGCTGGCAGATACAAAGTTCCTCTCGTAGCGTCGAACGTAGGCTGCTACAACGATACTATAGTGAACGGTAAGACCGGATACCTCCTCGACCCAGATGCACCTAAAACTGAATGGGTGAGAATCTTATCTAAGGTCGCCACAGACCACAAACTAAGGACAGAGATGGGGGAGAACTTACATACTATAACAGAAGAGCTATTTAACATAAACAAAGTTGTGAAGTATCGTTTGGATGTGTACGAGCAATGCTTCAAAGCTTTTGGAATGGATCCGAGGAGTCAACAATGATCAAAATTGCAACTGGATTTTGCGGCCCAGGGGGATCGACCATTGCTTTCTCTACTTTAGTTAATCTATTTAATGATAGTGGACTAGAAGCTTGCTTATATGGAAACAGTAGAGGTTGGGATGGTATAACCTGTAAATACGACGTATTCCAAAACTTAAACTTTACACCAAATGATATTCTTATTTATCATTTCCTGCCAATAAAACAAAAAATCCCAGTAAAGAAACAAATTTTATCATGCCATGAAACTGTAGTATTCCCCATCAAAGATAATCAGGGATTGGTTTATGATGATATTCATTATGTTTCTAAGTTCCAAAAAGAATGGCAGAAAGTGGAAGGAACAGTAATCCCTAACCCGATAAGAAAGTTTACAAAGACTGAAAAAGCTTTTAAAATAGCTGGAATCATTGGGAGTATAGACCCCAACAAAAGAGTAAAAGAATCTATACTTAGAGCACAAACAGATGGTTTTACTAAAATAAAACTTTATGGTAATCTAACTGATTACAATTATTTTTATCATGAAGTCCTCCCACTACTCTCTGATGATGTAACCTATAATGGTGTAGCAAAGGATATGAACAAGGTGTACGCCGGATTAAGCCATGTATATCATTCCCCTATCTTAGAGACATATAATTTAATTAAGCC